GTTAAAATGGTACGTCTTCTTCTAATTCTTCAGAAGCTATTTCTTGCCCATCTTTCCATAGATTAACATTAGTAACTTTGAATGTAGAACGTCGTTCCTGCTGTTCAGGCGGAAGATGTTTAGTTTCATATGTAATAAACTCTTGTCGTTTTAATGTAACCATGACTGGTTTACCAACAACATCTTCTTCTTCAAGAAGAACAAGTTTCTTTACTTTTTTACCATCTAAATTAGTTTCTGTGCATTTTACTTGTAAGTTATCAAGCAATTCAAAATATCTACGATTTTTACTACTTGATGAACTGTCAGTAAACACAAAGAATCCATTATCTTGAAGCTCTCTTCCTTTTAAGTGTTCACAAGTTGTTGTTGATTGTTCTCCGCTACCATTTGTTATAGGAACTTTATTGTTATCTTTATCTTTAATATATTCATAACCGTTCATTTCCCATAATGGTTGAGTATAATTAGCAACTTCATCTGCAACTTTATATCTCATGTTAACTACTATAGCTTCACCGGCTCTTGTTGAAACCTCTTTTGTTTGAAGAGATTTTATATGAGCTGGATAGACACCTTCCTCAATTGGTTTCCATTTGTTAGAAGGGTCAAATACAGCATCTATTGTTTTTGGCATTATTTACTCCTTATTTGTTATTACGAATTGTAGTGTATTTTTCTAATAGGTTGTTATAGTCAGAAATAAAAGATTCCATTTTCTTGCTTTTCTGAACATTTTTACCTCCTCTAAAGTAGAGTTTAGGTTCTACCCATTTACCATCAGCAGTTTTAATGAATCTTTTTATAGTTTGTTTTGATTCACTTATTTGCCCCTGCTTTTGCATTTCAGCAACGGCAGCTGGTGTTAGAGTATTGCTTGCTAATAAAGCATCTCTTGCTTTAGCTGATAATTTACCCATTACTATCTCCTTGTTTATTTATTGTTATTGTAAATGTATGAAACGAAGGATTTACAGTTAATCTTTCGTTATCTTTTGTTTCAAAAACCATCATAGGTTTTCCATTCAAAAGTTTAGTTCCTTTATAAACTACACTTCTAAATTCTTTTCCGTCATTAGTCCCAATGCTATATTCATCATCTTCTTTTAATAAACCGTCATCATATGAAATACTTGTGTTAATCATTTTCCATTACCTCTTCAAATTCATTTACTTCTTTCATTTTCATATTCACTCTATCATTAATTAAGTCCCTCAACTTATCAACTTCCTTCGTTACTTCTTCTAATTTATCTACTATTTTCATAATTGGTTGAGTTAAATCTGATAGAAACTCTGCATCTTTTAAATTAAAAATCATAATTCATATTCCCTTTTTAGTTTAGCGTATGATGCATTATAATTAGCATTATGTATTGTTTGGTTATCAATAAGTTTTCTAATCTCTTCTGCTCTGCCATCACTACATAATCCTGCTATTTCTAATATAGCATCTTTCTTTTCATCACTTAATTCTAAATCTTCTACTTGATTTCTGTAAACATCATCAGCAATATTTAAATACATATTCAAAGCTTTCTTTATACAATCAGTATTAGCAGCTTTAACATCATTACCAATGTCTACAAACTCACCAGTTCCTCTTTTCTTTTGCACTCTATGTGCGGCTACAGAATCACCTCTTCTCCATTTTCCATCAAAATATGTTAACCTACCATGTACTTTATAGGCTTCTGTTCCTAACATTTCTTCACTTATGATTTCCCAGCTCCAGCCCGGATATTCTTTTTCAGCAAGGTCTCTCATATAAGAATATTCACAATAATCCATTCCCATTTTCTTTTTAACAAAATGTTTAGGAGTCTCCATTCCAGAAACTTTTTTATGCTTAGCTGTTATAGCTTTCTTTATTTCATCGGACATATTCATTTCTCCTGATTTCACAGGAAGTGCGTCATTTACGTTGATTATTTTATTTTTACTCATTTTATTTTCCTTGTTATTGATTTAATAAGTGTGCTATCTAATATTCTTTCTATTGTTATTAAAAATAGCACAATTATTCCAAAAGTTAATCCTACATCTACTAAAAAATACATTAGTGGTAATAGTATGTTCTTTGAAATTATTTCTCCCATTATTATCTCCTTATTTTGTTAAAGTACTAGGACATATATCTTTATATGGACAAATTTTACATTCCCAATCTTGAAATGGAACACCATCCCAATATTGTGGTATGAGTTCTTCTTCAAATGACTTTCCACAATCTTCTAATATACCATTTAACTCTGTCCAATATTCTATTGCTTTATCAATCCATTCAGGGCTAACTAATACTTCTCTCCAATAACTGTCATTCTTTTTATACCAAACAAGATACATATTCATTTTATCTGGTGACAACTCTTCACTAACTGCTAAAGCATATGTAGATAATTGCATTTTATAGTTTTTGTCTGAGTTAGGCTCTCTATTTTTTATTTGTCCAAACATTTTTGTCCAAGTGTAGATAGCTGCACTTTTTATATCATATATATTAAATGTTGTATTACCATTATCATCTTTAATAAGCTGACCTAAATCATATGTGCCTACTAAATTAAATTCAGGTATTTCTATTTCATGTTCAATATATATTCTTCCATCTATTGAGTTTTGACAATGCATAACTGCATTTTCTATATCTTCATGTAAAACTGTTCCTAACCTCAAAAATCTATAAACTCTTTTATCTTTTTCTGTTTGTGGAAATTCATAATAGTTATACATCTGTTTTCTAAAACAGCTACCTGCTGAAGATGCATGGAATTTATTTTTGGTTCTTTTTCTCTTGTTTTCGAGGTGAACAAGATAATCATTATATATTGATTCTATGTTCATTTTAATGTCTCCTAATCTCCCCTAAATTTAATAATAATTGAACTTATATCCAAATGCTATTGTCAATTATCTAAACTTATAGACTTATATTTTCATCTTCTTCTTTATTAAGTCTTATTTGCATATTGTGAATAAATAAAAGACTGTCTACTATTTTAGGGATAGAATGAATACTAAATTCTATATGTCCATCTTTATTATAGTATCCAATATCTAATTTACTTTTTTCACAATGCATCACCATTTCGTCTTTATTGTGATTAATTTTTATTTTAACTCTAGTCATTATTTTATTTCTTCATTATTATTTTACAAGTATCAAGGACAATTACAACATCTTTCTTTCTATTTATTACATCAATTACTTTATCTGGGTATTTGTCAATAAACTCTTTTATTGTTAATTGAGTTAGATTGTAATCACCATCTGGAATATCTATAGTTTCAATCATTATAACTCTATTTCTTTTATTGTGTTTAATTTTAATCTCTTCATAGCTTTATAATTGTATACATATTCAAGTTGTTCTAAATGAGACTTAACATCAGGTCGTCTTTTCAGTTTATTAGAAAGATACTCAATCTTAGTCATCATTCTTTCGTGATTATACTTTGGATGTTCGAAACATATATGTAAAGCTTCAATGAATCTTGCGTGTTTGTTGAAATTAATAAAAGCTCCAAAGTCGTCTACGGCTTCAGCAAATCTATCTGCAAATTCCCATGATGTAGTTATATTCATTTTTCCACTTTTAAACATACTTGTTACATGAGTACCTCTATCTCCACATAGTATAATTAGTGTAGTAGATGGCGGAAACTCATTTGATGTCATATAATTATTGAATTTAACATATTCATCAACCTTTTTAGCACAGAAATGATGTAAGTAGTCTGTCAATTTCCAAGAGTTTTGCATACTAGCAGCTTCTGGGATATCTTCAAGAGTAACTTCATCATTAATTTGGTAGTAAACTGTTTTATTTTCAAGTTTACATGATATAAACCTATGCTGTCCATCAACAATTGGAAGCTTAGTGCCATCTGTTTTGTATCTTTTTCTTCCAGCTTCTTTACTATTTACAATAATTGTATATGCACTGGTAAGATTCTTTTCTCTTACTTTAACTCTCATTCTTTCAATTTTAGCCCAATCAACTGGTCTATTTTCTTTTATTAATTCAAACATTTTATAGTTATTTGTTTTTAGTATTCTCATAGTTCTTTTGTTTCCTCGTTAGTTTAAGAAATTATTTTTTTCTGTTTATTTATTAAAAAATGTTGCGGGGAAGTCATAATGATGGTGCTCGGGCTGTATCCATCTTTTGCGTTCATGAACGTCTTGGAGCAATTCAACTTCCCCACTATCTTTTAAAAAGAGAAAGGACAGGCGCTTGAATACACCGGAAAGAGCACCTTATGAAACTTTTTAAAAGACTTTAATTATTTTTCCCTACCTAAGACCAAACCATTCCAAGATTCTATAAATTCTTGATTCTCTGCAATATCTTAACCAAGCATTTAATATTATCTCTGTTTTTATTATATTTTCACCAGAAGGTCTATTAATTAATAAGTCTGATTTTATAATTGGTGCATGTAATCTGTCAATTTTTCTACCAGATTTATATGTTTTATTATTCATTATTTTTCTCCTTTAATTATCTTGGTGGTTTAGATTCCCAAGGCCCCCAATGCTCATGTTTTAATATCATTTTTCCCATTTTTTCCCAGTTATATTTATATAATTTATGTCCTTTAACTGGTATTTGCGCAAGACCATAATAAAAATCTTTAGAAAGTATTGTTTCATCATTATTGCTATAATCATAAACTACACCATCTCTTTCAATCCAACAATGACCCATAGGTTTGCCATCTTTTTGGTTAATCACAACTCCATGAACTAATTTATATCCATCTTTTCCAATCATCCACCTACCATTAACTTCATAACAATTTCCTTTTGCCATTTTATTTCCTTTCTGCTTTACGTTTCTTCCTAGCAATTTGAGCAGGAGTTCTACCTTCTCTGTTGAGACGTTGGTTCTCTAAAAACTTTTTTCTTTTTCTAATCTTGGCTTGTTTGTTTGGCATTATTATTTCCTTTCCTTTTTCTGTAAACTTGGCAACCTTTTTCTATATTGTTCGATATCTTCAACTTTTATATTCTTATCATTATACAAAAATATACCATAACGTATTGAACCATTTGAATACATATAATCAAACAACAGGTTGTAATGTTTTTCGAGTTCAGCTATTTTATCTTGCATTGTTTGTCCTTAATTTTGTTGCAGGGATAGGATTCGAACCTACGACCTTCAGGTTATGAGCCTGACGAGCTGACCACTGCTCCACCCTGCTATATGTTTAAAATATTTTGCTAAATATCCATATTTTGTGCCATTTAAGACCAAAAGAACGATTATATGTATAGTCCTTATCAAGAACATCAATCATTATCCAATCAATCAGTCCATCATACCATGGCCATGTATAAACAAAATGTTTAACACCTTTTCTTGTACCATCTTCGTTATATCCATCTTCAGGCCCTATCCATTTATAATAGTCTTGATGACGATAATTATATGACAACCGTTTAAATAATTGTTTTAATATTTTCATGGCTTATCCTTTAATTCATGTACATCAATCTTTACAAGCTTACCTAAATTCATCTTATCACGCATCGCTTGAATATACCCAGCAACATAAGACAGTGCATACTCTCTAGTACCTTCAACTGATACTATTTTAGATTTAAGACCTGCAGATATTTTAAATGTGTGTTCCACTAATCCCTCCTTTTGGATATGACAACACGCAATCCATTTCTAGATTGATATGTTATAGTTTTTTTAGTTTCAGACAGTTTTTTACCATAGTTCATACAATGTGATATTAACATAGTTATAGCATTCATGATTATTTATCCTTTATTGAAGTTATTGCCCAAGTTATACAAATATTTATACAAATAGTGTGAAGGTGAGCTTATGTTGCATTATTACAGCACAAGCCCAACAACACACAACAAAAGGGGTGTTAACCCCTCACCTAGGTAAGTTTACCGGGGTTCACTGGCTTCTCATCTGGGTCTTCCCATACTAACGGCCATTTGTTAGCTACACATATAGTGTTAAGGAACTGAAGATGCGCTACGCCTTTACGAACTATGTCGTTCTGACTAGGTATCTGGCCAATGAATCGGTTGTAACCACGCTTAACATCAGCCTTAGCATGTGAAACCATCATTTCACGCCACGTCTTTGCAGCGCTTTCCTTCACTTCATCATGTGTGAATTGGTCAGTCATTTTAGACTCCTTTGTTTTTGTTGAAAGATTCTAATAGATTTATATAAAATCAAAAATAACGTAAATTCGTTTTACGAAAACCCCCGATAGGGGGGTATATAGGTGAAAAAGGCTACATATCAAAATCCTACAATTTTTTTAGGAAAGACTTGGGCAAACTAGCTTGATTGTGTAATAAAAAAGTATTTAAGTTATAGGGTGGTAGGGAGGGAATAAATAAAGGGGTAAAAAATTTTATGGGTAAAAAAGTTGAAAAAAGTAGAATATTTTTGGCAAAAATTGATACTGTCTTATTTAGTAGCAGTGTTCCTTATAATGCCGATACGACATCTGTCTCCTATTGTTTTTTACATAATATGTGCAGTTCTTCTATGGGCAGCTCTGTACAAATTAAATATAACTAAAAATTAGTATTTAATATCCTTATATTCTGTTATGGCAGACGTAATAAAAGAGCTTTGTAATCTTCCAAAAGAAGAGCAAGAATTTATTTTAAATAATATGTCTCATACATATAATCCAATTGAGATAAATGGTGAAGTATTTATGATACCACAAAAAGTAAATGATTTAATAGATAATCTTTTTATAGAATTACAAGATTTAAAACTTGGAAAAAAAATCAATAAAGAGTAAAGCTCATTATGTCTATGATGATATAGATGAGTTTAAATCACATCACCCAAATACAGTTGTAAAACCAGATTGGCGCAAAGCTGATGAAGGTGATTGGGTGTTTAGTGATGATGATAGGATAGTCCAGCTGCTTAAAGTTAGTAAGTCGGTTAAACATCCTGGCGATAGGAAGAATTATAAATATGCAAAAGGATGGGTGAGGACAATAGTAGGTAGTTTTATCAATAGACCAAATGTAAAGATGGATACAGATTTTAGTTCTCATCCTAATAGATATACATTTAGTAAAAATATTAATAATTCAGCTATGAGAGTAAAGGAAAGAAAGAATATAACGAAGAAAGAAAAAGAATTTGCAACAAATATAGTCGTAGGCATGGGGGCCGTTGATGCTTATAAGAAAGCATATAAAGAGATGTCTGATAATAGTGCGAGAAAAAAAGCAACTATATTATTAAAACAGGATAGAGTTATGAAAGAAATTGAAAAATCAGTATTAGATGTAGCAAAGAGTCTTGGTATTGACCATGAATATGTACTTGGTAAACTAAAAACTCTTGCAGATTATAGTGAAGATGATAATATTGTACTTCAGTCTACAAAAGAATTAGGTAAGATTGTAGGGACTGCAGGTAATACAGTTAAGCAAAGAGACGTAGGATTGCTTGGAGTATTTCAAGGATTTTCTCCAGATGAATTAGAAGGGGCTACAAGAGAGCAAAAACAAATAGAAGCGACAACATCGGAAGGAGAATAAATGGTATGTCCACATTGTACATCTATGTACACAAAAAAAGATGGTAAAAAGAGAAGAAAAAATGGAATCTCTCAAAAGTATCATTGTAATTCATGCAAAAAATATTTCAGTGTACCAATAGATACAGAAGTAAAAGAGTATAATTTATCTGTAGACCCTGGTCAAATATTTTCATATAAATCTAATAATGTTACAAGAGTTCATTGTTTAACTGATATTCATGTAGGAGCAGAAGAATTTGATTTAAAGAAATTCTCTGAGGCTGTATCTACGATTGCTAAAGATAAGAACGCTGTATGGTTTGGTAACGGTGATTTATTAGAATTAATACCTCCTAACTATAAAATCTCTCAAAGAGGACAATCAGTCCCACCAGATGAACAATATCTTTCTTTTTTGCAATTAGTTGCCCCAATAAAGGATAAATGCTTATTTATTCGTGGTGGGAATCATGACTTTCTTCGTAGCTTTAATATACTGGATTTTGATGTTTGTAAGACATTAGCGGCTGAATTGAATGTGCCGTATTTTCAATATCCTGGTTATTCTCGTATAACAGTTAAAAATAAGGATTGGTTTTTAGTTAGTGGGCATGGTAAAAGTGGCGCAAAGAATGGTGACCTTGAGCTGGATAAACTTGCAGCGGTTTATTCAGAAGGTGATGTTTTCTTACTTGGCCACAACCATCAGTTATATGCAAAGCCAGTTGATTCGATTAGGATTGATGGTAATGAAGAAGCTCTTAAGCGTCGTTGGTATATAAGAGGTGGCTCTTTTTTAAGATATGCTGCATATGCTAGATATTCTATGTATCCAATCATAAGAACAGGATGGGTAACGATGGAGTTTTCTCAAGATGAAGTAAAATGTTGGGAAAATTAAAAGATGATATATGGAGGAAAGTATTTAGTAAAGTGGAGAAAAGCTAAAAAAGATGAAACTGATGCATTGATGAGGTCTTTTGATACAACGATAGAGGCCAAATCTTATATTCAAGGATTTGTAGATGCAATTGTTTCATTTACAAAAGATGCTAAAGAAGATAAGTTATTAAAAGAATTTGAAGTCGAGGAGATAAAGTGAAGAAGAAAAAATCGTACTCTAAGCATGACTTAAAAAGGCAGTTAGGCAGCACAAGAATAGTTGTTTCAATGTTGTCGGAAAGATTGTTAACTTTAGAGAAAGTTTTTCAGCTATATGTTGAAATGAACAAGCATGAAAAGAAATTTGAAAAGTTTTTAGATGCCACCAAAAAAGAAAAAGAAAAAAGCTAGATATATTGAATTGTATGAAGCTCCAGCTTCTACAACATCTGTCTCTTCAATAGGAGTAGAAGATAAATTTCGAGAAGAACATTATATATCAACTCTTATGACTTTGCCTTATGATGAAATAAAAGGTACAAAAGCTGAAGGTGATTGGCATGATATTCAAGGAGTGTTGCATGGTAGTGTATCTAAAATGCCTGAAGATAAAAGAAATATAATACAGAAAACAGCAGATAAGATTTATGAATCAGGGCCTATTGGTTCTGTGGCAGCGGGAGTCGCTGATATATTACCCGGTATACCTTTTGTTGATATTATAGACCCTCCTTCTCAGCTTTCAGACCCTCAAATGCAAACATCAAGAAATCTATTAGGAGCTTTAAGTTTTCCACTTATGATGTCGCAAACTCCAAAGGCTATAGGTAGGGTTGCAACTAATATAAGAGAGCCGTTTTCATATGCAGGCTCTTTAAAGAAAATGAAAAGGAATCTAATGCCAGGTTTAAGAATATCTGGCCCAACAGGGGAATCTGGTTGGCCAGAACCAAGTAAAGTTAAAAGAATTGCAAAAGCAATTGGTAGAACTATAAAATCCGTAGCGCAAGATAAACCATTATATGGTGTTGTTGGTGGTTCTGGAGAACAACATAAAGCAGTGAATGATGCAAGAGAATTTTTATATAGAAGAACATTTGGACTAAAACCAAGAAAAGGAACAAAGATTTTTAAAGAAAATAAAGACGGTACTTTAAGTTTTAATCCTAAGAGTAAAAGAGGACGACTTCTTATAGATGAAGTAAAAATGGGACACGAACATCATGGAGTTATGGGAGGATATTCAGCAAAATATAAAGGAGATAAAATTCATTATGAAGATATTTGGGATTTTAAAATGCATCCAAGCGAATGGAAAGATATTTTTCACACTAATATTCATTTAAAGGGATTGAAAAAGTTTTATCCATATAGACCTCAAAGAGAACAGATGGCACAAGCAGGATTAAGAACATTAGTAGATGTAATAACTACTGCTCCTGTTATAAGAGGTACAGTTGCTTTTTAGATGAATATAAATAGTCAGAATGTAAGTGAAGCTGAAGAAGCTTTAAGACTTGCAAATAAAGACTTAATATCATTTGGAAAATTATTTTTATCAGATGATTTTATGCGAAGTGAAACTCCTTTCTTTCATTACGAAATTGCTGATGTTATAGATAATAAGAATATAAAGCAAGTAGCAATTATTATTCCTAGAGGACATGGCAAGACTGTTTTAACTAAAGCATCTATATTAAAAGATTTTGTTTTTTGTTCAAAAGATGATTTTCTATTCTATGCATGGGTATCAGCTACTCAGAAGTTATCAGTAGGAAATATGGATTATATTAAACATCATATTGAATTTAACGATAAAATAAAGTATTATTTTGGTAGTATGAGAGGGTCTAAGTGGACAGAGGAAGATGTAGAATTGACAAATGGATGTAAATTAATTAGTAAATCAAATGTATCTGGTATTCGTGGTGGAGCAAAACTACATAAAAGATATGATTTGATAGTATTGGATGACTTTGAACATGAAGCAAACACAATTACAAGAGAAGCAAGAGATAAAAATGCGAACCTTGTCACTGCTGTTGTTTATCCCGCTCTTGAGCCTCACACTGGTCGGTTGCGTGTTAATGGTACTCCCGTACATTATGATTCCTTTATTAACAATCTTCTTACAAGTCATGCGAAAGCTAAAAAAGAAAATAAAGATTTTGCTTGGAATGTAATTACATATAAAGCTGTTACTGATGATGATTCCACTTTATGGCCTTCATTCTTTAGTAAAAAGAAATTAAAAGAAAAAAAGAAATTCTATCAAGATTCTGGACAACCTCAAAAGTTTTTCCAAGAATATATGATGGAAGTAATGAGTGATGAAGACGCAGTATGGACAAGGCAACACACAAGATATTGGGATGGGTATTATAAATATGAGGATGGAGTAAGCTATATTGTTAAAGATGGAGATGAGATTCCTGTTAATACATTTATAGGATGCGACCCAGCTACAGACATAGATACTAAGCATGCTGACTTCTCAGTAATAATGGTAATTGCTATTGATGCAAATAATGAATTATATGTATTAGAATATGAAAGACATAGAAGCGTACCTACTATTGGAAGTAAATCTCCAGAGACAGGAGAGATTATAGGAAAGAAAGGTGTAGTTGATTATATACTAGAATTACATCAAAAATATAATTGTATATCCTCCACAGTAGAAGATGTTGCTATGAATAGGTCTATATTTCAGGCATTAAATGATGAAAGAAGACGATTAAATAGGTTCGATATATCAGTAATTCCAGAGAAACCGGGCGGAACTAACAAGCGTAACCGCATTTATAGTGGTCTTTCAGCTCGTTTTAGTACAGGAACGGTCTTTTTGAGGAAAAATATGTTTGATTTAATCAACGAAATCATTACTTTTGGCCCTAAAATGGCTCATGACGATACCATAGAGAGCCTTTATTACTCTCAAATACATTCGTTTCCGCCAAATATGAAGAAAGATAAGGAGAAAAAGATATGGTTCAAACCAAAGAAGAAGGCAAAAAGTTGGATAGTGGCTTAATATGATTAGTGTAAAACAAATGCGTTCATTGATATCTGATACTTGTGAAAAGATGGGAGCAAAGTTTGCAAGTGAAAGCGCAGTTGATTTAGTTCTAGCAACTGGAATAGTAGAATCAAGATATGAGTATATTAGACAAATGGGTGAAGGCCCTGCTCGCTCTTTTTGGCAAGTAGAGCCAGCGACATGTGTAGATAATTTAGCTCACTATCTCAAGCATCGACCTGAGCTTATGAGAAAATGCGCAGAAGCAAGTATGGTTGATTTAAAGCATTGGCAAAATTATGATGAAAAAGTATGGGCAGATATATTAGAAAAGAATATAGCGGCAGGGATTATTCATTGTCGTTTAAAGTATTGGAGAGTTCCTAAGAAAATGCCTAATAGCATAGAAGGTCAAGCAGATTATTGGAAAAAATATTATAATAGCGAGCTAGGGAAGGGCGACCCAGAGCATTTTGTTGAAGTTGTAAAGAAGTGGTTAAGATAGTAAATGCCTCCTAAAGAACAGAAGAAAACAATGTGGGATAGTTTAGCTGATAGGATAGGTGATTACGCTGAGGAAAATCTTTGGGGAGTAGATGAGCAATTTTTTAAAGATAAATATGGAGATGATTGGGAAAGTAAATATGAATCTTCAAAAAAGAATGTCCGTTCTTTATATGGATTAATTCCACAAACTTCTGGTAAAGCAAAGACAGATGCAGTTATGTATGCTCTTACATTGCTAATAGGAAGGCCTGCTGGAAAACAATTATTTAGAGGAGTTACAAAACCTACTAAGACTATGATTCAAGGTGGAAAGTTAAAAGGGGGAGAAAAACACACTGGAAGTATTTATACAACTGAAAGTCCTTTGATAGGAAGTGGATATGCAGAAGGTATGCAAGCTGCAAAAATGGCTGAAAGGCATGTTGGAGGAGCTGGATATGCTGATGATATATTTTTTAATCAGCCTATTGGAGGTCGAGGAGATATAATTGAATTTGATATGCCAAGACATTGGATGGATAGACATTCTAAATGGGGTTCAATGTGGCAACAATATGGAAGATTTGAAGGTTCGGGTGGAAGGGTAATACCTGGCGCAAGAGAAGTAGAATTTTTACAAGATATTCCAGAAGAATATATTATGAATATAACACCTGCGAGAGAAATTATTAGAAGTAAATTACCAGAGTTAGGGAGATATTAATGGCTAGAATGACAAATAAGAAAAGAGCTCAAACCAATAAACAACTTTGGGAGAAAGCAAATAATAGTCATAGACAAAGATGGCAAATACTTAGTCAAAAAGGTTTTGATTTTTATTTAAATGAACAATTATCAAAAAGAGAAGTTGATGCTTTAGAAGAAGCTGGGATGCCTACATTTACTATTAATAGAGTAACTCCTATTATAGAAATTATGAAGTATTTTGTTACAGCTAACAATCCAAGATGGAAGGCTGTTGGAGCTACTGGTGATGATGTAGAATCTGCGCAAGTTCATTCTGATATAGCAGACTATTGTTGGTATTTATCAAATGGTAAATCATTATATAGTCAAGTAGTATTAGACAGTCTTACAAAGGGTATTGGATATTTTCTATTAGATGTAGATAGAGATGAAGATAATGGATTAGGAGAAGTTGTTTTTAAAAGAGTTGACCCTTATGATGTATATGTAGACCCTGCAAGTAGAGATTTCTTATTTAGAGACGCAACATTTATAACAGTCAGAAAGAATCTTTCTCGTTCAAGTTTAATGAATATGTTACCAGAACATGCAGCTAAGATTAAAAAAGTTGCTCGTAGTAATGAAGTAGTATCTTATTCACAAAGAGATACTGAAGAATCATTTACAATTCAGCCAGAAGATGTTACAATGGGAGTTAATCTTGAAGCTGAAGATGATGATATTGTAGCATATTATGAAACATATTCTAAAAAGAAATTTCCTTATCGTAATGTATATATAAGAGTAAAACCAAGTCCTGCTGAATTAGATTTAATACAAAAGCAAGTAGATGAGAAATTAGAAGAATTTCAAAAAGAGATTGAAGTAGGAATAATCGAAAAAGAATTACAATTACAACAAGCTGTAGAAGCTGGAGAGATGATACCTGAGAGAGCAAAGCTGGAATTAGAAAAGGCTCAAAAGATGGCTGCTCAGGCAATAGAAGAACAAAGAATTCAATTAATGTCGGAAGCTCAAGAAGCTGCGACTACGATTACTCAACAAATAATGAGTGAATCTGATTATCAATTATTAATGAATAGTGATGCAAAAAAGAATATTGTTGATGCGATAAAGTTCCATGAGAATAGAATTGTATTAACTTGTACAGTTGGGGATGAAGTATTTTTATATGAATATGTAATTCCCGGTATTAAAGAATATCCTATTGTACCCATTTCTTATATGTATAGTGGAACTCCATATCCAATGAGCGCAGTTGTTCCTTTAATTGGTAAACAACAAGAGATTAATAAAGCTCATCAGATTATGTTACATAATGCAAACTTAGCTTCTAATCTAAGATGGATGTATGAAGAAGGTTCTGTCCCAGAAGAAGAGTGGGAACAATATTCATCTTCACCTGGCGCTTTGTTGAAATATCGTCAAGGGTTTGCGGCTCCTACTCCTGTTCTTCCCGCTCCAATTAATAATGCATTTTATTCTGTAGTTCAAGAAGGAAAGGCGGATGCGGAATATATTAGTGGAGTCCCTTCTGCGATGATGGGATTTACACAAGAGCAGCCTGAGACATATAGAGGTCTTCTTGCGAATGATGAATTTGGGACTAGAAGATTAAAAGCATGGATGGGGAGTATTGTAGAACCGTCATTAGAACATTTAGGTAGATGTTTTCAGATGATGGCTCAGAGACATTATTCAATTGAAAAAGTATTTAGAATTGTACAGCCTGAGGCAGGGCAAGTCCCAGACCAAGAAAAAGAAGTTGCTATTAATATTCCAGTTTATAATGATTATGGAGAAGCGATTGGTAAATTTAAAGATTATGCAGCTGCAAGATTTGATGTAAGAGTAGTATCTGGGGCTACAATGCCTGTAAATAGATGGGCATTATTAGAAGAATATTTTAGATGGTTCCAAGCTGGGTTGATTGATGATATCGCAATGATAGCAGAAACCGATATAAGAAATAAAGAAGGAATTGTTGAAAGAAAATCATTATACTCACAACTTCAAGGTCAATTAGAATCAATGCAAGAAGCCGTTAAAGATAAAGATGGCACTATTGAAACATTAGAGCGTCAATTAGTACAAGCAGGTATCAAGATGCAAGTTGGACAAGCGTCTAACGAAATAAGAAAAGACGTTATAGATACACAAGCTCAGCAAAAATTATTAAAAGGAATGTTGAAAGTTGAGTTTGAAAGACTTAGAGATGAGATGAGAAATGACTTACAACAAGACAAAGAAAATAATGAAAAAGAATAGTTGTAACTTTAGCAATAAAGTTTATAATTTATGACAATTAATAAAATGGAGAAAAATGTATGACTCAAGAACAAGGCAACGCCGTTATGGCCCCCGAACAAGAGGATACTAATCCTAATCCCAAAGCAGTTGACGCAGTAATTGGAGGAGGCGATGATTTTTTCGCAGCTCTAGATGAGAGTGTTAATGGTGGGATATTAGACGATTCTTCGCAGCTAACCTCGGATTCTTTAAGTGATAACACACTTTCGAGCCCTAGTGAAGGTCAAGAGCATGTTGAAACAAATCCAGAAGTGGTTGATGTGGAT